GTCGGCGAGCGGACCATCCGGCGCTATCTCTACTCGCCCGCCATGCGCGACGTCGACCTGCTGATCCGCACCGGTGGGGAGCAGCGCACGAGCAACTTCCTCATGTGGGAGTCGGCCTACGCCGAGCTGTACTTCTCCGCCCTGCCCTGGCCGGAGTTCGATCGCACGCAGTTATGGCGCGCGTGCCAGGCCTACGCCGATCGGGATCGCAGGATATGAAGAGGTGCTGGGAAACGGCCTACATTTCTATATGACGACCGACAAGGCGATCGCGGCGATCGAAGAGATCTACGCCGCCAAAAAGAAAGCAAGCGAGGAGTTTAAAAAAGGTTCGATCTATCGCGCACTGAAAGCCATCAGCGATCAAAGCGTGCAAACGCAAATTATCTTATCGGTTTTTACCCGTACCGACAATAATGACGATAGCGACGATATTACTGCTTGCAAGGCTGCGATAGAAGCTTTCAAAAATGCAAAGTCCGCCACCGGCTATCGTCCAAATTTGCTAATCGCCCCCGAATATAGCGGTGAGGACGCAATCAAAGCAGCGCTCGAAGCTATGGCCACAAGGCTCAAAGCTACCGGCATCGTCGATCTCAAGGCAAGCGCCGCAAACGAGGCTATCGCAAAAATGAAAGATTTTGGCACGGCACGGCTGATTGCCGCCTACCCTTACGTCAAAATTTGGGATGATGAAACAAACGGCTACGTTATGAGCCCGCAAAGCGCTCGTATTGCCGGAATGATCGCCTATGTAGACGGTCTCAGCGAATTCGGGTACTCCGATAGCTATTCTAACCGAGTGATGGGCGGTATCAGCGGCACGGCAATAGACGTAGACTTTGAGATGGGAGAGACCTGCACGGCAGATGAGCTTAGGGCGGCGCATATCAGCACGATTATTCGCGAGCAAGGCTTCAGGGCTTGGGGCGGAGAGACCAGCGACGTCGATAGCATTTGGCAGGATCTTGCTAGAGGGAGAATTTTTGATCGTATCTCGCAGGCTTGCCAAAAAGGGGTGTTTTTCGCTATTGATAGAAAGGCCGATCAACTCTATCACGCGAAAAGAAGCGTAGATGAGCTACTGCGGGCTCTCGTAGGAGCTAGAGTACTGCTCGGATATGAGCTTAGCTGGAGCGCGAAAAATACCCTTGCAAACATTACGGCAGGGAAATTTTACTTAGACGTGCGCATGCAAAATAACCCAATCGTAAAGCAACTAACGCTAGATTTCATCTACGTAGATACATACGGCAAGGTGCTAATGGACGCGCTTAACGCATAACAAAACCAATAAGAAAAATTAAGGAGACAAAAATGCTTAGAAGACAAGTGCCTCAAGCAATTCAGGAAGGAAACGTTTTTATTAACGGACAAGGTTATTTAGGGGTCACTAAAAAACTTAAAATCCCTATGATTGAGTTTGAAACGATAGAGGCGAAAGGTGCGATAAGCGCAAATTATTCAGCAGGTATAATCAAACCGATGGAGGTTGAGTTTACGATCTCCGTACTCGATAAGAATATGCTTGCCGCGATTGGCCTTAATAGCTTTACAAGCCGCATCCCGTTTCTTTTTAAGGCGTCTATCCACCAAAGTGGAAAAGATGGCCCCGTGCCTTTTAGCGCCGCTTTTACGGGCGATATCACGAGTTATGAAGTCAAGGAGTTTGAGAGCGGTAATGAAATGGAGATAACGATCAAACTAGCAGCAAATTTTGTTGACATTAATGTCGATAGTGTGCCGATGGTGCTAATTGATGTCGAAAATATGATATGTCGCATTAGCGGGATAGATTACATGGCAAGCGTCAGGTCGAATTTGGGCGAATAATTTTAAAGGAGAAAAAATGGCAAAAGCAAAATCAAATGTCGTTGAAGAAAACGGCAACCAGTATACCGTAATAGCACTTAGTGATGGTAGGGAGATAAAAATCCGTCACCCAAAAGGTAAAGATCTACGCTTCGCGATGAACGGTAGCGGGGGAAACGATGCCGACATCGTTTTTAAACTCTCATCAACACTTACGTGCCTTAGTTTGGATGAGCTTGACGAGCTACAAGCAAAAGACTGTTCGCTAATCATCAAAGAGGTGGCCGCTTTTTTAGCATAGCCCACACCTTTGAAGGTGTGGCTTTGGTTGCGCATGTGCTTCATTTTTCATTCAGCGAAATAATGGATCTGAATGTTAATGAGTACCACAGATTTTTGAAAATTTCGCAAGAAATCTTAAAGGCTAGTGCGGGTAGCTTTAATTAGTTTTTAAAGCGTCGTAAATAGAGGCGATTGTGACAGAAATAAAAATTACGGCAAAAGGATTTACATCTGCTGTGGCATATAAGATACCGCCTATTACGGCAGAGACGCCCAAAGCAGCGGTTATTATGTCGGTCTGATATGATGCTTTCGTTTTCATATTATGATTTTAGCATTTACAAGTAAAAAATTCAAGACCGACTGAAAATCCTAAAATCAGGTGGACGCGAGTAATATAATTTCCACCCGCAGGCTTGACTTTGCTAAAACAAGGAGTAAAAAAAGAAAATGAATAGCACGCAAATCGGAATTTCAATATCACTGATTACCAAAGGTTTTTCCGTACTTAGCGGCGATGTGAAAAGGCTGAACGCCCTTTCAGAAAGCCTAAAAAAAGTGGGGCGGGACGTAACAGAGCTAAATCAAAAAATATCCAAAATCAAGTCCTTTAAAGAGAAGATCGGTATCAACCAGGATAAAATTCTAGGCGAATTTTCACATTTTCAAAGCAGGCTAGCGGCCGTCGGCTCTTTCGGGTTGCCATTAAAACTTGCGATAGATTACGAGGATGCATTCGCTGATATCAAAAAGGTAGTGGATTTCAAGGATGAAGCCGAAAAAGAGGCGTTTTCAAATGAGCTTTTAAGGCTAACTCAGATAATACCGCTTACCGCGAAAGAGCTTACCCAAATTGCTGCTGCAGGCGGCCAAATGGGTATTTCAAAAGATGAGCTTTTGGATTTTACGCAGATGGTAGCAAAAGTTGCGACCGCTTTTGATATGTCTGCGGATAGCGCTGGAGAGAGTATTGGAAAGATCAAAAATATTTTAAATTTGGATCTTGGCGGTACAAAAGATCTGATGGATGTCATAAACGGGCTTTCAAATTCGAATCCGGCAAAGGCCGGCGAGCTTGTCGACGTGATGAAACGAATCGGCGCCCAAGGAAAACAAATCGGACTTACAAAAGAGCAAACTGTTGCTTTGGGCTCGGCATTTATTTCGCTCGGAAAAGCGCCCGAAACTGCATCTAACGCGGCCAATAAGCTGATGAAAACATTAGGAAATATCTCAACTTCGAGCGAGAAAGAGAAAAAGGCTCTTGCCGAGCTAGGGTTTGATGTGGATTTTATCCAAGCCGGGATGAAGACGGATTCTAAAAAAATGATGATGGATTTTTTGCGCGCAGTGAAAAACATCGAGGATAGTAAGCGCGGAGCTATACTTAATACGCTTTTTGGCGATAATTACGATACTGATATCGCTACGTTAGTCGGCGGTTTGGATACCCTAGAAAAGGCCATGAACGATGTTGCGAATCCAGCAAAATTTAAAAACAGCTCGGACACGGAATTTCAAAATAAAGCAAACACCACTCTCGCAGCACTTAAACGTTTTAGGGGGGCATGGACGGCTATCGGTATTCAGATCGGAAATGCATTTTTACCTGTGCTAAACACCGTTACATCATTTTTTAGCGCAGTAGCTAAATTCATAAGTTATTTTTTAAAGGAATTCCCAAGACTTTCAAAAGTAATTTTTGGCATTGTAGGTGGGTTTTTAGCAATCGTTACGCTTGCACCGATGTTTAGAATCTTGGGCTGGAGTATTGGAATTTTAATCAATCAAGCCCGTATTTTAGGTACGGTTTTTTCATTCTTAATTAAAGTCTTTAGATTAAAGTGGTTAGCCACTCTCAAGCTTAACCTGGCATATATCGCCGTTACGGCACAAACTAAAGCTACCGCCGCCGCTACATGGATAGCGAATACGGCAAGTAAGGCCTATGCGTTTACTACGGGAATTTTAAGCAAAGCACTAACTGCGTTAAAGGCGGGATTTGCTGCTGCGGGATTAGGAGCAAAAATACTTCGTATCGCGCTAATCAGTACCGGTATCGGCGCCATAGCGGTCGGTATCGGCATAGCCGCCGCATATATTATAGAGCACTGGGATGATGTAAAAGCCTTCTTTATGGGCTTTTGGCAAAAAATTCAGCCGTATTGGGAAAGTATTGCAGCCTGGTTTGAAAAGGTCTGGAGCACGGTGGCTAACTTTTTTAGCTCCGTTTGGGATAGCGCAAAGGCTTTATTTAGCGGATCGTGGGACGGGATAGAGACGAGATTTAGCGCTGCGGTAGAGACGATTAAAGCCTTTTTTTCTCCACTTGCAGATTTTTTCAGCGATATCGCTAAAAGTATTTCGGCTGCGTTTGATTGGGTAATAGATTTTTGGAAAAATACTTTTGGCGGCTTTTTTGATTGGATAGGCGAGAAAGTGAATTGGATGAAAGATACGGCGCGTAGCGTCAAGGAATTTTTTGGCTTCGGCGAGGATACGGATACTCCGCAAAAAAGCGCGATTAATCTATTTGGGCAGAACGCAAGAGGCGAACTTGCGGACATCAATAAAACCTATGCCGGGCAAACTCGCTCCGCTGTTTTAAAAACGGCGGATGGCCGCGAAGTGAATGTAAATTTCAGCGGGAATTTCAACCTGCATTCAAATGACGGGAAATTTGATTTACAAAGCTTTAAATCTCAAGTTACTCGCGGCGTACAAGACGCTCTCAGGCGCGACGAACTTAACTCCCAAAATACGGACGTAAGGGGTTAGAATGGTCTTAAATTTGGGCGGCTTTAAATTTGAATGGAAGCAGATGCTTGGTATCGACATGCAGACTGATTTTAGCATTGAATCGATAGATAGAATCGAAAATCACCCGGCTTTATTATCCGCTGCGCTGGAAAGTCAGACTATTAGCGTATCTGCACAGACATTGCCGTTTAGAAACGACGGGCAAAATGCGTTAAAGGCACTTTACATATTAGCGGCGACACGACAAAGTTATCCTTTGGTAGGCGGTAACGGTAGATATTTCGGTAGGTTCGCAATTATCAAAATCAGTGAAAAGAGGGCTATTTTTACGCCAAACGGAGCATTTTTAACACAAAATTTCACAATGGAGCTGAAAAGAGATTATGATATATAAAGCGAAAGATGGCGAACGGCTAGATCAAGTCGTTTATAAATATTACGGCCATTTGAAGTATTTTGAGCAGGTTTTGGAGCTAAACGCTAAACTAGATCCGATATTAAAGGCCGGGGATATCGTATTGTTGCCAGAAATTGAGAAAGCGACGAAAGAGCAGGCAAAGCTATGGTGAGAAAACCGAGTTTCAAGCTTGAAGCAAATGGCAAAAACATCACAGATGCCATCAAAAGAAACCTTTTAAACCTAAATTTCGACGATAAAGAGGGATTCAAAAGCGACGAGATCAGCTTTCAAGTATTTGGGATCTACGCCAAGCCCGCGTTCGGTGACAAATTAAAGCTTTGGCTTGGTTGGGCGAATGATCTTTCATCCGCAAATCAAGAAAGCGGGCTTTATTTTTGTGGCTCTTTCAGCGTACAAACGGTAAGTAGGGACTATAAAGCTAAAACAACTGAAGTGCGCGCAACCGCTGTAAATTTTGCCAGCCCCCAAAAGGATAAAAAGCGATGTAGCTGGGAAAATACTTCAATTTTTGCGATCGCAGGCAAAATAGCCAAACAAAATAATCTAAACTTAAAAACTACTGGAGCTGATCAGCCTGTTATGTCTGAGCTACAAGACGGGGTCAGCGATATAGAATTCCTCTACACGCTTTGTTTTAAACTGGGCTATAAAGCATTTATTAAAAACGATACCGTGATCGTAACTCCCAAAGAAGCAAAGGGTGATGAGACTCAAACAAGCGGGACGTCAAAAAATAATAACCTACCCGAATTCAGTATAAATCTAACCGATCTAAGCTCCCTTGAAATTACGGAAGCAAATCGAAATAGCTACACTGCGGTAATTTTAGAGTGGCAAGATATATCAAGCGGAAAAACTAAAAGCATTAAAGTAGGCAAAGGCGAGCAGGTTTATAAAATGCAAATTCCTGAGCCAAAAAGCGATAATGAGGCTTTTAAGCGCGGTGAGGCTAAATTAAACGAGCTTCAACGAGGCGGCATTAGTGGCAGGTGTGAGACTTTGGGCGCAAATATAGTAGCCGGGGGAAAGCTGAAATTTAAAGACGCTTTAGGGCTTGAAAAAAGCGAATTTACCATAAAGTCCGTATCGCACAAACTGAGTGTTGAAAATTACAGTGTAGAGATAGAATTTGAAGGATAAAGGAGTAAAAAATGGTCTTAGAAATTACAAGGTTTAAAGAAGTGGACGATATGACGCTAGGGCGTTTTATCTTACGCGATGGCGAAAAGGAAGTGCTAAAAGGATATACCTGCGAGCCTGCGGGCCCCGATACCACGCAGAGCGGCATGGATAGACGCATACCGCAAGGAAGGTATCGGATAGCCTGGCACGATAGTCCGAAATTTAGAGTTCGTCTGCCGCTTTTATGGAATCAGCAGGTGCCAAAAAGTCGCTGCATTCTGATCCATTCGGGCAATACCGGAAGCAATACCGAGGGCTGCGTGCTACTGGGCAACTCTTTGGGCGCGCGCGGAGTGAAAGACTCCCGTGCGGCTTTAAGCGCGCTGCTTGCCGCCGTAAAAGGGCAAGAATTTGCGGTGAGAATTGCGAATCATATAGAAAAATAGCAATAGATTTTTGTTATGAATGTTGAGGCGATTAAAGGCCTTTTAAACGGCCTTTAACGCCCATACGCTATATTTTCTAAAGCTCCGCGTTTGTTTCGTCTTTGATGAGCTCTTTGATCTTGTCAAATTTGCGACTTTTGACATAGTTTTCAATCAAAAATTCGAGGTATGGAGGAAACGACGTAGTAGATCCCCATCCACGCACCGTAGGGTATGGGATTTTAGAAATTTCGGCAAACTCTTTTTTGTTGAGCCCCGCCGCATCCAGCATTTTTTGAAATTTTTCTTTATTCATTTTTCATTACCTATATTATATTTTTTTGGAATTGTAGCAAAAAAATACAATAAAATCAAGTTTTGTATTTTTAAGATACATCATTAAGAAGTTTTTAAGTATTTATACGATACAATTACACCATAAAAAGAGATTTAAACGATACAATCTCAAGAGGTACGGCGAGACCATCCGCCAAGATCAAATCTCGCCGCAAGTTGCTCCCAAAGGAGCCTTTATTATACCACATAAAGGATAAAAAATGAAAACCTACTACAACAAGGGCGAAGCAAACGCCATTCTTTCAGGAATAGCTAAATGGCGCAATACCGGCATTTATGGAAACCTAAACATTAGCCGTATTTTTCCATCCAATACTACACTAGAGAGGATTGAAGTATTCATCAATACTATCCTCTCCCCAGAGGACAGAGATGCCGTAAGGTTGAATGATACCGATAAAAAGGTCTTTACTTGGTTTGCGCAAAATTTAGACGAAGCCGAAAAGAGAGCCGAGTATCAACGCATACTGGACATGGACGTGGACATCAACGAGCTCGAAAGAATCATAAAGGGCAAATAATGGAAAATTTAGCTTTATTCTCGGATGAAAAATTGCTTGAGCTTATTCGTCAAGCAAGGGCTATCATAGAGAGCCGCAAGTCGGACAAGCAGTTTATCGTCAGCACTTATGGCAGCATAGATCCTCGCAAGCATGGACATGCATATATGGCAAGGCTAACATTCAAAGATGGCAAGGTAGAGCGAGAGTTTTTAGAAGGCAACGGCAAGAGCTGGGATGGCAAGCATAAATATTACGACACCTCTTATACCTTCAGAGCAAAAGAGGGGGATAAATTCGAAGCGCGCCTATCCGACGGAAGTTGGAAAAGTGATGCCAAAGTTTGGTATATGGTCGTCAAAGATGAGAGCGGCGAGCTGGTATTGCAGCGCTTTAGCTCTCTTAAAGCACTGCAAGAGGCGTGAGATGACTCTTGCCTCTATCGCCCGAGACTATCTCGGGCGCAATATTATTATCAAAGGATAAAAAATGAAAAACATAAAAATAGTTGAAGCCTCTTTTGGCGGAAATGATAACAGAGTTTATAGCTGGGCTATAGATGAAGGTGCAGAAGTTCACGAAGGCGACGCAGCCATCGTGCAAAACAGAGATGGCATAGCGATTGTCTCTGTCGTTAGTGTCGTTCCATATGATGAGGATGAGCATGGATGCACAAAATATCTCAAAAAGGTGTTGAGCGTCGTTCCAGCCTCTCAAGTAGGCGATACTTTCACTGTTGCTCCATCAAAGCAGCTTGATTTAATCTCACCTAGTAGAGGTGTACCATACACTATTATGGACGCCCTAGAAAAAGGACGCAGGCGAAGCAATATCTATGCCTCAAGAATTTGGGCAAAAAAAGTGGATGAAAATTCCACCTACGGCGACGCAGACTATATCATAGGATTGGTTGATTTTCGCTGCAGCGAAAGCGTATGGAGCGAGAGCGTGAGTTTCGTTTTCCCTGAAATTTATGTGAAGGCTCACGTGAAAAACGGAACTGACGCTCCGCAACTTGAACTTGGGGGCTGGGGCACTGGCGGAGAAATTCCTTTCGAAGAAAGAAAATATGCAGGACTCTTCGATGAGAGAGAGGGGATATTCTTCTCCTCCTGCAAGATATATGTAGGCGAAGAGTCCGATAGCGCATACGAGCAAGGTGAAAAGCACACATATGTATATTTCAAGGATTTTTCGGATAAAGAAAAGGAGCTCATTTTCGAGATGGTGAAAGAGCACTTGCTTAGCGAAATGTTTATTCGCAGGTGGTACGACAGGAGCCTATGATGACCCTCGCCTCTATCGCCCGAGACTATCTCGAAGCTCTCGGGCAGATAAATTTTGAGCTAAGTCGTGCTCAAAAATTCGCATTTTCTCATACGAAATATCTGCCAAAAGATGCTACCTGCATCAAGAAGGTAGATATTCAAAGGTGGCTTGCGGAGCTTGAGGAAAGCCTAGCCCCAAGCACTATCAAACGCGTCGTGCTGTGCTGGCGCCGCGCCTGCGAGCAAGCAGTAGAAGCCGGAAAGCTTACGAAAAATCCATTTTTGCGCGCGAAATATCCAAAGATCCCGCGCAGCAAAACAGATCCGTTCTCGGCGGAGGAAGTGGGTCTAATGCTTTCAAGGGCTAGCGGGCGGCTTGAGAGCTTTCTTGCTTTTGCGTTCTATACTGGAGCGCGATGCTGCGAAATTTTGGCTTTGTGCTGGGATGACATAGATACGGAAGCCATGAGCATATCGATCAGCAAGAGCCTCACGGACGGGCTTGTCAAGCCTCGCACCAAAACAGGAGAGGATAGGATCGTGCCGATATTTGCGCCGCTTTTGCCATACATCGCCCAGCTTGAAAAACATAGAGATAGCGAGTGGGTATTTTCGCGAAAGCAAGATCATCTTTTCGGTTCTACGACGCTTTTTGGAAACGGCAAGTGGCATAAATTTCTAGCCGAATGCGGTATCCCATACCGAAGCGCCAGACATACCCGCCACACATTCGCAACCCACATGGTCGAGCGCGCAGTAAGGGGCGAAATCCCTTTGAAATGGGTATCTCAAATACTAGGCCATGCGAGTTTAGACATGACAATCAAGGTGTATGCGCGGTTTCTACAAAACGAACACCTCAAGATCGACCGCTCGATAAATCTCTACTAA